TTGCAGAGTACTGCCGGAGTTTGTGGTCCGTCACGATCTCCAAATTCATCCCTGGACCGCATGGTGTCCGGTATAAGACGATTCACACGCTCGGTCGTTGCCGGCACAGTCGTTGGGACTGCGCTAGCTCTGCCCTTGGTCGGAGCTGGAGCGGCGTTTGGCGCGTATTACTGGTGGAATTATTCGCTAGCACGCGTGCTTTCCGCCGAGGATGAAAAAGAAGCTGGGGCCATTGTTAATACATTTGAACTGTCATCACTGTCTGGAGATCAGCCAGATAGCTTCGAGGAACTTTGTAAGCAGGGTGAAGAAGCTAGATGGAGGATTGTACAGCAGATTGTTGATGCAGTTAGGCTTAAGGTGGGATTTCTGGAGAATAATAAAGCCAATCGCCTGGTTGTTGAGCGTGAAGCCAGGAAGGTGGTTGAAGCGCTTGGGGACAAGGGTTTACGACGCACTGATGCTTTGCGTGTACTACCTTATATACCTGTAGCATATTTCATCAGGACCCGCGACCAGATCAATGCGGACAAAATTGAGTCGTGTGGCACCTTTCAGGAGAACCAAACCACGGGTAGGTGGCGAGGCGGACGGTGTGTACATAATGACCACACATGGAAGACTCCTGCAGGCGCTCGGGATCCACTTAGTTGGGTCCCAACCCTCAACAGGCCAATCCGTTGGCCTGTTGAGGGCACACCATAGGGCTGCCCAGTTAAACTGCGTGGCAGGGATGCCGCTAAATCGGCTTGTCCGGAGAGCGACATTCCCGAGTTGAGGGTCACGCGGTTTGATGGGATTTTGCCGGAGAAGACTCGGTTGACGCATTGGAGCATTTGTGGCATTAACCCTGGCCACGATGTTGTCTTATTTAATAAGGGTGTCGAGAATTTAACCAGAGGCGTAATAGAACGCGTCCTCCGGTTAAAGGGCAAAGATGGAAGCTTTAGTAAGCCTCCACAGCCCCGGCCTGGTTTGGTCGAAGAGAGGTTGTCAGATTTTCGCGACCGTGTGTTACGACGCCTACACGCTCTCCCTCCTATGACACGTCAGCAGTTTGTTGAGTGTTACACGGGGCATCGGAAGGTGAGAATGCAACACGCGGCCGATTCTCTTGATGACCGACCTTTGGACAGCCGGGATGCGATGTGCCGCATATTTGGTAAGGTGGAGCCTGTAATGGGCACCTACAAATCCGATCTCGTTCCGAGGATAATTTCACCCCGCGATCCGCGTTATAACGTGGAGGTCGGGAGGCACATCAAACACGCCGAACACCCACTGTACAGGGCTATAGGCCAGGTTTGGGGAGGAATCACAGTTGCCAAGGGGTATAATTGTGTGGAGGTTGCAGAAATTATTGTAAATAAATTCCACCTCTACAAAGACTGTGCCGTTGTTGGTTTGGACGCGAAGCGGTTTGACCAGCACATGAACGTCCCGACATTAAAACACGAACACAGTTATTATAATCGCTGGTTGAACGACCCACATTTGGCGGAATTGCTGCGGCAGCAGCTCTATACGAAATGTGTGGGCCTTTGTAAAGATGGCCTCGTCAAGTACACCACTAATGGTGGACGGATGAGTGGTGACATGAATACCGCTATGGGTAATTGTGTTATCATGTGCAACTTGGTGTATGCTTATGCCAAGTCTCGCAAGGTCAAATGCTCTTTGCTTAACAATGGAGACGACTGTGTCGTCTTCATGCGAGGAGTCGATGTAAATAAGTTCAACCATGGGCTTGACATTTGGTTTCATGAGCTAGGGTTTAACATGACTGTTGAACCTGCCGTTTATGAGATTGAAAAGATCGAGTTCTGCCAGATGCACCCAATTCGTGTACAGGATGGGTATATCATGGTGCGAAATCCTGATGTGTCTTTGGCGAAAGACAGTATTTCCAGGATACCCGTTGGCACAATTGAAGGTATACACACATGGTGCAATTCTGTTGGGGTTGGTGGGTACAGTGCCTACCCTGACATTCCGATCATTTCCGCTTTGTACAAAGCTTATGCAGCCACGAAGCCAAGCGACAAGCTAGGCAACGCGCGCTCGGAGTGGGAATTGACTGGCCTCCAGAGGATGCTTGCTGGAGTGAAGCGCCATGGGGATATATTGCCTGAGACGCGCTGTTCGTTTTACGCGGCTTTTGGCATCCTACCGCATGTACAGATTGAGCTGGAGGCGTACTACAGCTCAATAGTGGTAGGTCCTGAGATTGTTGATGCATTACTCCCGAAGGGAACGAAGACCCCACTTCATTTCCACGCCCCATACGCTGTACAAAATATCATCCTCGAGTCAACCAAGGACAAACTTACTTGTTAACACACCATGGCCAAGAAGCAAGCTCGCAAGAAACAACCAACGAAAGCGATTGTCGTTACCGAAGTATCCCGACAACCTCGTAGAAGACGAGCCGGGCGTGTAAATATGCAAATGCCTGGTCTTGATGAACCAGCCAGGTGTTGGGCTCGACTACTCGAGGATCCATGCAATGCGCCATTATGCCATCCTTGTTTTTCAGGGAGTAATGGCGGCATATTAGTTCGCAGCAGTTCCTATGCTACAGTCACCATCACTACTGGAAACACCGGAATTTATTTTATCTGGACTCCAGGTATTTTGGGTACATCTGTGGCTCAGACTGCTACGGACGTCACGTCGGGTACGCTCGCTTCATACAGCGGTGCGTATGTACCCGGTCAAACGTTTATATCTAATAACGCTGGCTCATTCCGTGTGGCTGCCGCTTGCCTTAAGGTCATTTGGGCGGGCACGGAGTTGAACAGGCAAGGATACATGAAGTTCGGCAACATAAACGCGTCCGATGCAGGTCTTCCGGGTGCCACGTCGGTAACATTATCTGGCATTGCCCAGTTATTGGAAGCTGGCATGCGCACACCGGATGAATGCATCGATATAAAATGGCGGCCCACAGATATGGACCAACAGACTTGCTCTCCTCTTAATTTTGATTCCACTTCGGACACAGGTAGGAGGGGAGCCATCGGTTTGGTCATAACAGGGCTGCTCGTTGGTGCGAGTTTTACACTTGAGACCACGGCTGTTTATGAA